GGGCGGCACGGTTCCAATTAGCCTCAAGCAAACATGGGAGGAGGCGAGCGCAACCGCGTATCTTTTGGATGAGACTTTCGGCTCAGGAGCAGCGGCGGCATACTCAACGCGTCAACTTCGATTCGCTCAAACCGACTGCATGGTAATTCGCAGAGCATCGGATAGCACGACCACAACGATAGGCTTTGACTCGGAAGGAAACATCGACGAGGCTGCTATAACGACCTTCTGCACGGGTAACACTTGCACGGTCAGTTCTTGGATTGACCAGTCGGGCAACGGCAACGATGCGACAGCAACCACAGCAAGACAACCAACGATTTACACGGGTGGCGCATTGGTAAAAGAGGGTGGCCGTTTGGCTTTGCTTCTTGACGGAACAGATGACGGTTTTGATTTATCGGCTATTGGCGCGGCAAGTTCAAAGTTTGGATTTATAACGCATTCAGTTGATTCAAGTGACACCGCGTGGTCTTTGCTTGCTGAAACAGTAAGCACAGACGTTATACCATTAGCACAATCAGGTTCAGGTTCAGCGGGCGTGTTTGGCTACACTATGAACAACATATATAAAGATGGCTCATCTGTAAGTCCGAATACACGAGGCGACATTTACAACGCATATACAAGCGCAGGACAAAGCCTAACGGCTCTTGACTTTTCAGGTGATGCGGTTGGAGTCTTATTCAATAGGTCTTCATTTGTAATGCAGGGAAAAGCGCAGGAAGTCGTTTTGTACGCTTCCGACAAATCCACAGACCGCACATCCATCGAAGAAAACATAGGCGACTACTTCACCCAAAACACGCCACTCCTAGACACGTATTCAGGTGCGGCGGCGGCGTACTCGTTGAGGCTTTTGGATTCGACTTACACGGGGTCAGCTATCCGCGTCCGTAGGTCGTCAGACAACACCGAGCAAGATATTGGATTCAACGTATTCGGTGAACTCGATACCGTTTCGTTAACGGCTTTCGCAGGTTCGGGAGATGCGTTCGTAAAGACTTGGTATGACCAAAGCGGAAACAGCAACGACGCGACGCAGACGACCACAAGCGCACAGCCAAAAATCGTTTCAAGCGGTGCGGTTATAACGGAGAACGGGAAACCAACATTACTTTCAACGGTAGGAGGTCAACATTTAGTCAAACAGACATTCAGTCAAACGACAATGGAGGCATTTTTGACAACAAAAGTCAGCAGTGCATTTAGTTACAGCGCAGGCATTTGTGGTAGCGATTCAGCATACGCATTAGTAGCTCAAGAAAATAACACGTCAACTATTATAAATCAGAATTCAGGCACGGTATCGTATCGTTTGGATAGTGCATCTTGGAGTCCATCAAATCGAGATGCTGTCTACACAGCATTAGAGGATAACCAAAGATTAGTTGGCATCTCTTTTAACGCTACTTCCTGGTCAGATTTGTACCTTGGTTACACTGGGACTTCTGCTTTGAATATGTTTTCTTTCCAAGAGGTTATTCTGTATCCATCCGACCAATCTAGCAACCGCGCGAACATCGAGAGCAACATCGCAACCTTCTACGACATAACATTATGAACGGCTATATAATCGTACTCCCCGAAGGAACGCTAACAAGCGAACACCGAGCCAAAGCCATAACGCGCGAACTCTACAACATCACCGCGCCGTTGGTTACGCAAGAACCCTATCAAAAGGACGGGACGGTATTCGAAGTCATCGAACACCCTGACGGCATCCAATTCGCTTTGCAGGTGGATACGGAATACAACATCCCGGTAAGCCCTATGGCGACGCTTGAGAAGCTCATCACCCTAATGCTCGAATTGAGCGAGGTTGAAATACGACAGCTTTCGAGCTATGTACTTAATGCGCAATCATTCCCGTTTGGGGCAATCATTCCTAGCACGACGACGGTACGAACACAGGAGTACATGGAGGAAAACGGATGGTTTCCGGATCAACCTGAAATTGATTAACTTGCACCCATGAAGGTTACAATTCAAAAGGCGTGCAAGCTACGCGGTAAGAATTGGAAGAAAGGCGCAACGCCGTCAGTGACTTCCGACTTTGCTGCAGAACTAAAAGCAAAGGGATACCTCGACGCCCCAAAGAAAAAGAACGACTTAGAAAATAACGATTTAACAGAAGAATAAAATGGCCATTTTTAACGGTACAGAATTGGGTGTATATATCGGCGGCACGCTGATCGCAGCGGCAACAGATTGCTCGCTATCCCTGAACATGGAAACGATCGACATCACCACAAAAGACAGCGCGGGATTTCGTGAGCTTCTTGGCGGTGTCAAATCAGGATCAATGAGCGTGAGCGGTTTGATTGATTACAACGATGCTTCAAATGATGACGTTTCCGATTTGTTTACAGCGTTGGACAATCGCACGGCTTTGACTTTGAAGTTTGCAAAAGCCAACCCAGTTGTAGGCGAGGACTTTAATTATAGCGCCAGCGGATTTATCACCAGCCTTGAGCAGTCAGGCGGCACAGAGGACACAGCTACCTACAGCGCGTCGTTTGAGTTGAGCGGTGCAATTACACAGACTGCTGAATGATCGAAGTAAACGGCACAGAGTACCCGGTGCGGTACAGCATGAAGGCGCTGAAGAAATTCGAGCGTAAAACAAAAGTCAACGTGTTCAGCCTATCCGATCCGTCGAAGCTAAGCGCAGACGCCTGCGCCTACCTTTGCTTTGTCGGCGTTGAATGTGGATGCAGCTTTGAAGGTCAAGACTTTGAAATGGACCTGATGACGTTTGAGGACCACATAACGCTGGAGCACGTCACCCAGTGCTTTGATGCACTCGGCGAATACAGCAGCGAAAAAAAAGCATAGACGGCACAGATAAGCCGATTGGCTGGCCTGATATTATTCGGATGGGGATGGGCATTTTACGCCTGTCCCCTTCTGCGTTTTGGTCGATGACATTCGGCGAGGTAAGCCTTGCACTCGACGCCAACAGAGAGAGCGAAGAGATACGCGAGCGGATGGAGTGGGAGCGCACGCGGTGGCTTGGTTCTATGATCATGCAACCCCACCTAAAAAAAGGGCGTAAATTGCAGCCTAAGGACCTGATGCAATTCCCATGGGAGAAATTAAAGGCCAAGGCCGGTAAGCTTAACAAGGAAGAACTCAGGCAACGAATTATAGAAAGAGATCAATGGCAAAGCTGAACGATTTAATCGTAACCATAGGAGCGCAGACAAAGCAATTCGATAAGGCGCTAGGTGCATCGATGCGAAAGATGCAGACCTTTGGCAAAAACACCAAGAAGCTCGGCAAGTCTATGACGATGGGGCTGACTGCACCGATCGCGGCGCTTGGCTTCACAGCGGTGAAAGCATTCGACCAGCAGGCCAAAGCGATTGCACAGGTTGAGGCGGGTTTGAAGTCTACCGGTAACAGCGTTGGATATACTTCGAAGCAGTTGCAGCAGATGGCCAGCGACCTGCAAACGAAAACCATATTCGGGGATGAAGAGATATTAAAGGATGCAACTTCGCAGCTGCTGACCTTCACGAATATTGCCGGCGATCAGTTTGCACGAACGCAGTCGGTTGCTTTGGATCTTGCCACGCGTTTAGATGGCGACTTAAAAAGCGCATCCATTCAATTGGGCAAAGCGTTAAACGATCCGATTGCAAACCTGAGCGCCTTAAGCCGTTCGGGTATCCAGTTCAGCGAAGACCAAAAGCAGGTTATTAAAAGCCTAACCGAAAGCGGGCGACTAGCCGAGGCGCAGACCGTTATACTTGACGAGTTAGAGAAGCAATATGGCGGATCAGCAGAGGCAGCAGCGAAGGCGGGAACGGGTGGACTCAAACAACTAGCCAATTCGTTTGGTGATTTGCAAGAGGAGTTTGGTAAGATTATAATGGACTTTTTGCCGCCGGTCATTGACGGCCTAAAGAATATGCTGGCCACCTTCCAAAACCTCAGCCCGGAAGTTAAGAGGTTCATGGTAATCGGTGCAGGTATCGCGGCGGCGCTTGGCCCGCTGCTGGTTATACTGCCTTCATTAATATCCGGCTTCATGGCTTTGCTCTCTCCTGTTGGTTTGGTCATTGCTGCCGTCGTCGGTTTGGGCATCGCGATTGTAACCTTTGCCGATGAGATAGCGCCGTATATAACCGACGTGATTAATTACTTTATAACGCTCTACAATGAATCGAGCCTTTTGCGTGGCATCATTGGCGGCATTAAAGGCACGGTGCAAGTTGTATTCGATTTCTTCCTGTTAGCGGTGGATTCTGTCATTGGCGCATTTCAAGACCTGGGCGCAATCATTAGCGCGGTTCTCAGCGGTGACCTGTCAAACATAGGCGACGCCATTAGCAACGCATTCAGCAACGCGGCGGATCGAATGGCTACGTTTGGTGAGAAGGCGGCGGAGGACTTTACAGATGCAGTTAACACAGAGTTGGCACGCGAGCCGCTGGAGTTGGTCACAAAAGAAACAGTAGCCAACGCGTTGAGTACGTTGGGGGGCTTAACCAATTTAATACCGTCAGCCATTAGCGGCGGCGGCGCAGGCGGTGCAGATACAGGGTTGCAACCATTAGCCGTCAAAGGTGGAACAGCAGGAGCGCCAAGCCCGCAACTTGTAACGGAAAGCAGCACAGCCGTCAGTGAGTTAGCGGAAAACCTAAAGGCAGGCCGCAAGGAATTGAGTATGATGGTGGATATGGGGCCAGCAGTTGAGGGCGCTTTTGCGGGTATAGGTATGGCGATCGGTGGACTGATTGCGGGCACGGTGCAAATGAGCGATATATTTTCGCAGGCGGTTCTTGGATTAGCTAGCCTGTTAATTGATCTCGGCCAGCAATTTATAGCCGCAGGTATTGCGGCCAGTACTTTCTTTGTATCGCTTACCACCAACCCACTGGCAGCCGTGGCCGCTGGCGTTGCATTGGTTGCAGCGGGTGCAGTGATTAAAGGACTGAGCACACGGATGCAAGGCAGCCCGCCAGCACTGGCAAAGGGTGGCCTGGCCTTTGGCCCTACGATGGCAATGGTCGGAGATAACCAAAACGCAAGCGTCGACCCTGAGGTAATCGCGCCGCTGAGTAAACTACAGAGCATGATGGGAGGCCAAGCCGTACAGGTGACCGGCAAGATCTCAGGCCGCGATATACTTTTAACGAGTGAAATGAGCAGCATAGACCGAAACCGAGTAAGGGGATACTAATGGCAACAATCAGATTTTTCGGAGAGTTTCGCGATGATCTTGGCACAGATTGGCGTATCAACTTGCACGATACTGCTTATATGGAACGGCCACGGAGATAACACTAGGCGCGGAGGGTTTCCAACTGCGATACACAGGCGACAGCGAAAACCGTTTTCAACCTGTCATAGGTTCATCGGTGACGTTTACAATTATGAACGAAGGCGGCACGTTTGAAACGTTTCTAAATACTGTTTTTCCAGCTGCTGAGGAAGGGCGTATGCAGGTCGAGATACGCAAAGACCCTGATGGATTGGATACACTATACTGGGCTGGAATTATTGCAGCCGAGCAGATAGAACAAGAAGACGCACCAGCGCCAAATCTTGTAAATATTCGAGCCACGGACGACATAGCAAACTTAAAAGATGTTTTGTACGACCATTTAACGCAATCATCTCAGCCTTTGCGTGCAATGGTTATGCAGATATTTAACCAAATGCGCACGACCAGTTTATGGAGCGCGTCCGATGCTTTTTTTAGATACGTGAACGATGTTGAAATGGAAGATTACACCGGATCGGATTGGTTCAAAGATGTAAACGTTACGAATTTAATAGTTACAGAAGACAATGAAATATATGACGGCGTGCGGGGGCATAACAGTTTCGAAATACTTGAAAGCCTTGCACTGTCTTTAAATTCCCGGGTATTCCAATCGAATGGATATTGGTGGTTCTTGCCTGTCAATTGTCATCTGCGCGCAAGCAATGGAGTTGATTGGACGGTAGACGTAAAGCAAGTAAACTTAGCTAATGCAAATGTGACACTAACAACGGGCGAAGTGGCAGAGCTTGCCACGGGTTACGTTTCTGAGATTGACGCTAATTTTAACAAAATGGCGGGCGGTACGATTTCAAATTTACCACCATTTAAAAGCGTCAGAAGAACGCGCCGATATGATGGCAACGATTATATTTTCAGCGATTATACGACAGGCATAACGACGGGCGATAATGTTGTTTTTGCAGATACAGACCGCACTTATATTCAGGATTTACAATTTAGCCTAGGCGGAAGCTGTCAAATTTTGCTACCTGCACAGAGTTTTGAAAACAACCCGTTCAACAATGCCGTCGTACAGGTGCAAATGACAATCCAATGCGGGACACTGTATTACACGAATGCGGGATGGACTGCAACGCCGGGAGAACGCACGCAGGGAATTGCAAACTTTCAACGCGGCGAAGGTATTGACGCGGCTCTAACGTGGGGCGTTACAACTGACGAGCTACCAAGCCAGCAGGTTGGACTTGATATTACAATTCAAATCAGAATTATTCAAGTGGGTGTAGACGTCACAAGCGATTACACAGCGACGGGAATAATGATTTTAATCAGTCATTTGAATCTTCAGGACGACCAAGGACTTTTAGGTGATGGCCTTTTATACGAAGCCGAAACGAGTTTAAATAATACAATGGTTAGCGACCAAGGCGAAGCGCTACACGGTGACCCACAGGCGACAATTGCAGGGCTTAATTTTATAACCAACTACGGAGCTTTCACAATTGCAGGGGTTGATAATGAATATATCAGCAGCCAAACAACTACGGCAGTGCCGTTGCATCGTCTAGGGGTTGAAGAGGCTATTGCAGGCAGTCAGTTACCGATACCAATAAAGCGCGGGCAAATTTACGGGCGATTGTTCGAGATGTGGCAAACGATAAAGGAAGGCACGGAATACTTTGCACCGTTTTGCTTTGATGTAGTAATGAACGCACGACAGAGCAATGTGCAGCGGTGGCAATTGTCATTTGACGCGACAAACATAACCAGCAACGAATTGATTTTGCAGAATGATAACGACACGTTACAGACTTCAATGCTGGCCACAAATATTGTTGAAGGTATCGGCACAGTTTCGGAGCAGGTGCGGCAATTGCGTGCGGGTGAATTGAGCAGTTACAACGAAGTTCGTACGATTTCAAACCGTAACGGCTCGAACAATTATGTACTACAGAACGACACACATATATTCAATAGCTGGATAGGTGGCAACGGCAGCGGCAACCTGTATTTACCACTGGTGGCCAACAGCGAAGGGCGTACGATTCAATTTCATAGTGATGCGACAATTGCAGCCAATAAATTTGTTAAACTGCTGCCTAATGTTACAGATACAAGCGCAACAATAGACGGCGCAGCGAGTTACAACTTCGACCGTGCTTATGATGGCATCACTATCTTGTGCCACAATTCGAATTGGTATATCATACAGAAAAAGGAAAAGTGATGGAATGGGAATTTGTGGCAATGGTTTTGCCGGTCGTGGCGGGTTTGGTTGGTGTATGGGTAAACCTTAACAGCACGGTGGCGAGGCTCAAAAGCCGGGTGATCCAACTTGAAATCGACAGCAACGAGATAAAGAGCGACATGAAAGAACTACTGGCGTCCGTCCACAAAATTGAGTTGATGCTTGCAAAGCTGCAAAAATGATTTGGCTTATCTTGGCAACGGTATTGGTAAACGCAACGTACAAGGCGCGCGAATATGGCCGTGCTAATGTTGCTGATATAATTATTTTCGTCGCAGCCTGTTGGATAATATGGAATTGAGATATTTCAGATACGAGGAATTCGATTGCAAGTGCAAGAAATGCCGCGCAAATTCTGAGGGCCTCGGTATCGACATAATGGACCACGATTTTTTAATGATGCTGGACGACGCACGCCACAAAGCTGGCGTAGCTTTTCGGATTAGCTCAGGCGTGAGATGCAGCGCACACAATAGGGCGAGCGGAGGAAAAAAGGACAGCGCGCACCTTGACGGGTTGGCGGTTGATATAGTTTGCACAGACAGCAGGACGCGCGGTTACATACTTGGCGCGTTATATGAGGCTGGATTTAATCGCATTGGAGTGCATCGGGATTTCCTGCACGTCGATGACCATCCCGCAAAAGATGCGGACGTAGTTTGGTTATATGATTAACACGATACGCCCACGGGTTACACCCCAGCAAAAGAAAGCGCTGGACTTCCTGCGCAACAAAGAGCGGCGCTCAATTGTCATAGGGGATTTGCATTGTCCATTTGAGAAGGAAGGATATTTTGAGTTTTGCCTTGAGACCTACGATAAGTACGCGTGCAATCAAGTTATATTCATAGGCGATTTAATCGACTCGCACGCAACTAGTAGGCATGAGACCGACCCGGACGGGGAAAGCGCACGGACGGAGCTAGAGCGCGCAATTGAAGACCTGCAAAAATGGCGCATAGCTTTCCCGGTGGCCGATTGCATTATAGGAAATCATGACAGGGTTGTAATGCGCAGGGCATTCAGTTCATCCATTCCAAGCGTTTGGATTAAGTCGTTTAATGAAGTGTTGGGCACGTCATGGAACTGGACAGAGCGCGTAGAGTACGACGGCGTGCAATTCGTGCATGGTGAAGGCGGCACAGCACGCACAAAGGCAAAGAACGACCTACAAAGCACGGTTCAAGGTCATATTCACACACAGGCTTACGTCGAGCATTTTTGCGGCAACAGGAGCCGCATTTGGGCTATGCAGGTGGGTTGTGGCCTCGACCGTGAAACGTACGCGGCTGCATACGCCAAGCACTACAAAAAGCAGGCGATAGGATGCGGCGTAGTAATCGGAGGGCACACGGCAATCAATTGTTTAATGCCGCTTTGATTGTTTGCCTTAAATTTGATCCATGTTAGAACTTGCAAAAATGTACTGGTCGGAGATTGCACTGGCGATTTTGACCGCAGCGGGCACAGTTACCGCACTTACCGAAACTGAAAAGGACGACAAAATTGTAGACGTA